AGGCGGCGGTAACTCTGCAAGTGCTTTGGTTGCCCCAGTGTAGGTATTCATCACCGCCTGACCGATATTATAGGCTTTGGCTATCTTGAATGCCTGAGCATTAATCTGTCCTAAGCTATTAAGAGCATCTCCTGCGCTCTTGATTGCAAAATCATTTGTCTGCTTTTCAATGTTATTTTGTGCTTCTGCGCGTCTTTGCTCGCTGAGATTTCTATTTTTTGCGTGTTTCTTTTGCTCTTCTAAACGTCTAGCAAAACTCTCAATCTCGCTTTGCTCAACATCGATCAGACCTAATCTTCTGGCCTCATCTTCAGCGGCTCTGATCTGTTGGCGGCTTTCTGCGGCCTCTTGTTCTCTCGAAAGTTCTTCTGCTTTGATTCGGGCTTGATTGACTTGCTGTTCTTTTGCTAAGGCTCTATCTGCCGCATCCTGTTCTCTCTTGGCTTGTGCCGCTTCTCGTGTCGCTTGCGCTTCTTCCTTGGCTCTTGCCGCATCTTCTTTTCTAGCGTCAATCAGTTTTTGTTTGTTCTCTAACAACTCAGCCATGATTTTGACGGCTAACTCTTGTTCAGAAGTCAATTCATGTTGCGCGGCTTCTTCTCTCAGCAGTGCGGCTTCTGACTTACCGAATGCTTGAGTTTCTTCTAGTATTGCTTTACCAAAATCTTCTGCGGCTTGCTCTGCTTTTGTTTTTTGACCGTTGAATTTATCTAAAGCGAACTGGGCTTTATCGACCGCCAGACTAAGCTCATCAATGTTGACCGCCAAACCTTCTTCGGAAGCACTCAATCTATCTACGGCTAGTGCAGTCCCTTTCGCGTTCCTGCCCCGTTCCTCTGTTTTTTGACTGAGTTCAGTAGTTTTCTCTGTGTTTTCCTCTAAAGTTTTCGTACCTTCAGCAAGGGCTTTTTGTGCGGCCTTGACTTCCTTTTCTAATATTTTTTGCTGTTGTGCGAATAATGCAGGTGCTTCAGATGCCAGACTAATGTCTAATTCGTCTGCTGTTTCCAGTAGATCTTCCAATCCCTGCTTGCTCTTGAATAGTGCAGGGAGCAAAACCATTCCAAGTGATGCCGCCAAGCCAGCAACAGCACCAACAAGCGGAAGTCCTAAAACAATACCTAAGTCAGCGGCTTGCTGAGAAAGAGCTAGCATTGGATTTGTGCCAGCTTGAACCTGACCGACGAATTGTTGAACCTGAATACCCGCCTGACCAGCACCTCGACCCATCGTGCCAAATCCACGACCAGCCCTAGCTGATCCTTGTGCGGCATCTTCAAAAGCATCTCCCATGCGTCCGAAAACTTGATCCGCACGTTTGCCGCCCTTTGTTAACTTATCAAGATCGCCTGTGGCTTTTTTGACTTGCGAGGTATCTGCTTTGACGACAAGGGTAGCTATATCGGCCATTTTGGTTCACTCTCACGATACTGACTAAGTGTCATTATGGCCTCAATTTCCCACGGTGTCAGTAATAAACCTGTCAAACGTACATACGCATCGATCTCTTGATAAGTAAACACGCTTAGAGTCGTATAGGCTTTCCATACGTCATTGTGACAATCGGACAGGGTAGGAGCGTTGACAAGATCAGGCGGTGTTTTGCCTGTACTTTTCTCGACTTGTTTGAGTGCATCGTATCGACTGACCTTTGAGCCTTCTGGACATGAGTTGATCCAAAAGCAATAACGTCCAAAACGGACAAACTCATCAATCAGCCGCTGATAAAATTGGCTCTGTTACCCAGAAAGGCTAATAGTTGATCTTTGATATCAGGAGCATTCGCATACAGATTGACTGCATTTTGTCGATTAAACTCGTATTCCTTCCCGTCTTTTGTGATGTTCGACCATGAGATCGTTGCTTCTGCTAGTGCTTCTGCGTCCATCAAATCATAATCCAGAGCATTCATTTTGTTATCTGCTCGTGCATCAATTATTTTTTGTGTCTGATTCTTTTTAGCTTCTCGCCAAGTTTTTGAATCCATGCCTTTGATGCGGATAATAACGTCCGTAGGATTGCCATCGATTGGCGAAAGAATTGTGACATCCGCGCCATCATCGTGCGTTTCCGCTGTTTTCAAGTGTGCTAGTTCCATTTGCTAGTTCCTTCATATTAGGCTGGTTGCCTTGTAATTTTTAATTGCTGGTTGGTTGCATCGCTGAATAACGCGACAAAAGGCATTGATAAAGTGATCGCTCCCTCGCCTGATACATCAGGCTGACCAGCGTTATATTTGATTCTTGGCAGATTGAACAGATAGTCATTCCCAAGAACATCAGTCAAGGTCAGAATGATTGCTGATTCTGTCTCGTTGACGAACTTTTCTAACACTGTTTTGCTGTCAAAGTACAATCCCAATGTACCAGTGACTCGTGATTTACCAATCGATGGTTGGTTGGTCAACTGCGACCCGACAGAGAATAAAGGCTCTAGCCCGTTTTCGATAGTCAATTCCATCTCAGTGACTGTCGCAATCGTGCTTCCGCCTTCTGTAATCGCACCAGTAAACGAGTCAAATGGAGTCTTACCAACATCAGCATTGTCACTTGCACCCGCGATAGTGCCAGTGTTCAGCGTCATGTTTTGTCCGACAATTCCCATAGTCATGCCGACCATCGCGTTTGGAGCCACACTCAAAGTTAGCGTGTTGAACTCAACGCCTGTAAATCGATGATATTCAGGTGTGGCTAAGTCCAAGAATCGACGCTCAAGCGTAAATGACCGTCTCGTGTTACCGGATATCAATACATTGGTGTTAAATGATCCGCACATCACAGCCTGAATCAATTCATCGAAAGCACCGTATTCCAATTCAGATGAAATATCTCCTCCGATTGTCTTGTTGCCATGTCGGAAGTCTTCGACTTGTCGATCACCTCTGAGCTTTTCCGACTCAATACCATCCTTTGTCATGCCAATCGTCGTCGCCGTATGCGGGATCGGTGTATAGGTAGGGCTATTAGGAGTAGTCCCATAGGTTGATTCTGCAACATAAAACAGCGAATGTTGCGCTCCGTTTGCAATTGCCATGAGTTGTTACCTCGCCGTCATGTATGAGTAAAAGTTAATGGATACTGGCACTGCTTGCCAACTACCACTAATGATTGCCGGATTAATAGACACGTTGATAATCCGAACCGTGTTGCTATTGTACGTCAAATTTGTGCCACGTTTGAAATGATCTGCAATCGTGTCGGGGATATTTGTACGCCCTGTCCCTGCTACGGTAAACACATCAACCTGATACACGCCATCAATTCTGTCTTTGCCTGATGCTCCCAGAGCCGCCTGAACGACATCAGCCGGAAGAAAATTCGCTCTGAGATAACTTTCATTCGCCGCTGGTTCGTATGGAATGTTTGGAAACGCGATATCCAAACTGCCGGACATACTTGCTAGTCGAGCATCGAGCGCGGATTGGACATCGTTGAATACGGTACTCACGACTGCAAAGCCCGAACAAGTGCGCGAAAGTATGGTCTTACCATGCCTTGCGGAGCGAGTTTTGAGAATCCACCGACTGTCTTGCCCTCGCCTTTTTTTGGAGGGTTAGGGTACAGGCCAAACTCAACGGCTCTTGCATAGGGCAGATTATTAGTGAAGAAGAAAATATCTCCAAGTTCAAACTGAGCTAGTGCCTTTTGCGCTTGGTTTGATGCCGCACCACTCAGCCCTCTTTGCTGTGTTGTTATCTGTGAGAGTTTGGCTTGGTTGATGCTCGATTGCCAGTTACCCCGCAATCTTCCCGTATCCACGGGCGTTTGCTCGATCACAAGTTTTGTGAAGGATAGCAAGTTCCCTCGTATTTTCTCTTCACTTGCTTCTGTCACTTTGACTGTGAACCGATTTAAATCTTGACCGAGGCTCATGCTCTCACCTGTAGATCGACTGAAACCAAAGTATCAGATGGTTTGCGCTCATTGATTCCTATGACCCGAAACACCTTACTATCCAGAGATACTGTGTCATTGAGGACATAAGTGTGCGGCTCTGATAGGATGCGTCGATCACCTTGCTGTACTGTAGTTCCATCTATTTCTGCATCATTGTAGTTGAACACACAACAAAACTTGCTAAACGTACTAGTAGAATCACTCGTCTTACCTGTTGCGGTGTTGTATGAGCCTTTGGACGTTCTGGTAAATGTAAGCTCTCGTCCGAAACTCTTGATTAACGATGTCGCTTTCTTCTCTAGCGTATCGTATGAAAAGCTCACGACCTCATCACCTCAAACGCTGGTCGTACAATCTTGCTGAGTGCAAATGTCAGAGCCGGAGTGGTTACACGGTTCTCGCTGTTGTTTGCATAGGTAACCTCAATATCGCCAACTTTCTCTCGTAAAGTCTTCCGATCCTCAGTGTTCAAGTGGCTGTTGCCTGACTCCTGAACAAAGATTGCCTCATACAGAGAGAGTTTGACATCGTTAGGTATCTCAGTGGCATCGGCATAGTAACCATCGATCATGGCTTCCGTCCTAGGCCACTGCAAAGGTTGGTCTTCGTTTGCCTTGAATCCGATAAAAGTTTGACGCTCAAAGAAATCCATAGCGCGATAGATCGATTGAGTCACTGACGCATCGTTACCGTAAGTCAGGTTTCTTAACGTAGCCCAATCCTTAAAGTTTTGCAGTGAAACGTAAGTATTCGCACCACTGACGACAGATCCATCCTCAACCACAAGGCTCATTTTTTCTGCTCCTTGAAGCCGTTAGTCTTGTAGGCATCGACCATGCATGGATCGACTTTAACGATACGACCGTCATCATCGACTAGCGTGACGAGGTTTGGGTTTTCGTCTTCAACGACTTTCTTGGTTTTTGATTCAGCCATCATTTATTCCTTTAGTTGAACCGACTCGGGCGAACTAGCAGAACTCCACGAATCGGCTCAAGTAAAACGGGGGACAAGCCCCCGTCTGGTTTTAGCCTAGCAGAGTTGCGATAAAGTCTGGTTTCCAGCACTTCACGCCAAACGCTACAGAAACTTCAATCATGGCCTTGCGATATCCTTTATAGAATCGAATTTCATAAACGATTCCACTATTAGGGTCTTGCACCGTGATCGAATCATCAGCATTGTCTCCACCTTCCGGTACTGCCGGAGCGCGAACTGCAAGCTCAATCGCTCGACGATGGAAGGCTACGTTAGCTGTGTAGTCATTACCAATCGTCATCTCAGTCGCATCAGCTACAGTAGATCGGATACCGGGCGAACCAATCACGATATCACCACCAGTGGCTACCAATCCAGTATTGACAACATACTTGTTGATTGAGTCACCAGCAAACGTGACGATATCTCCAGCGATGATGCCTGTCGTGTTCACAGTACCACCGTCTAGGGTCAGAGTTGTTTGACCAACGACTTCGCCTGATCCGTTGTTGATGTCGTAGCCAGTACCAGCACCTTTGGTGTGCGCTTGCACTTGCGCTGACTCACGAACGGCTAAACCTTGCAAATCAAGCAAAGTGCCTTGGCGTAACAGCGTATCGTTGCCAGCCTGATTGACTGATTGCAATGTTGCAAGTTGACGTAGGTTTGTTCCAGCCAAGGTATTCAAGACCAGACTTGCTTGTCCGTCATTAGGCGGCATACCGTTATCGACAAGAATCTGTCGTAACTCTGCAACCTCGTTGAAGTTTGACCCGAATGGTGTCGTGCCAGCCGTACCGAAAGCTCTAGACGCTGAGTTCTTTGCCTGTGTAGCAATCTCAACTTCCATCTCATTCGTCAAAGCTCTCATCGCTTGAGCGATCATGTCACCGTAGACTGTTTCGTATCCAACACCATTATTCAAGTGGAGAACATCTTCACCAGTGAATGGGATTTGGACAGCGCGAGACTTGTTGATCGTCAGTGTCTTGTTGTCAACCGTCTGATCAGTCCCTTGAGGAATGGTCATTGATTCGGTGACATCACCAACAGTGGATTCGCGGGTGAATGCGGCTCGTACAACGTCACCTTTTGCGGCACGTTCTGAACCATTTGCGTTGATTGTAACAGCAGGAATGAAGCCAACAAG